TATTCAACGAAGCAAATACCACATTCTCTGGTTCTGCTAAGGGCAATACAGCGTCTTCATTTGTTGTTGCTAACACTTCAGTTCGTTCTCAGTCTGGTTCTGATCCAACTGGTCGTGTAACAGCTGGTGCTGCTGGCTATAACATGTCAACAGGTATGACTACTGCTCGCGCAGAAGCTCTTGGTGACGGACGTGGTAACGATTTCCAGGAAATGGCATTCAGCATTGAGAAGGTTGCTGTAACCGCAGTTAGCCGCGCTCTCAAGGCAGAATACACAATGGAACTTGCACAGGATCTTAAGGCCATTCACGGTCTTGATGCTGAGCAGGAACTATCAAACATTCTTGCTGCTGAAATCCTTTCTGAAATCAACCGTGAAGTTGTTCGTACAATCAACTACACTGCTACAGCCGGCGCTCAGGAAAACGTAACTTCAACAGGTACGTTTAACCTAGACGTTGACTCTAACGGTCGTTGGATGGTAGAAAAGTTCAAGGGTCTATTGTTCCAGATTGAGCGCGAAGCGAACCAGATTGCTAAGGCAACTCGTCGTGGTAAGGGTAACGTAATCATCTGCGGTTCTGACGTAGCTTCGGCTCTTCAGATGGCAGGCGTTCTTGATTACACACCTGCTCTATCTAACAATCTAAATGTTGACGACACAGGCAATACCTTCGCTGGTGTTCTTGGTGGCCGTATCAAGGTTTACATTGATCCATACTTCTCTTCTGCATCTGGTAAGCAGTATTTCACAATCGGCTATAAGGGCTCTTCAGCATTCGACGCTGGTCTGTTCTATTGCCCATACGTACCACTTCAGATGGTTCGTGCAGTTGGTGAAAACACCTTCCAGCCAAAGATTGGCTTCAAGACTCGTTACGGAATGGTTGCAAACCCATTCGCAACGAACGATGCCACTGGTGCTATCGGTGCGTTCGGCGATGCCCGCGCAAACCTTTACTACCGCTTTGTGCAGGTCACAAACCTTATGTAATAAAAACCTCGCTGATTCAAAGGCGAGGCAATACAAGACGGTTTCAAGCCGCAAACTGGGAGGGCAGAAATGCTCTCCCTTTTTTATTATAAATAGCTATATGACAGCGTACCAAAATCAACCTGAAAACATTAATATGCTAGGGCAAAATGGCTTTCAGTTTGCCATCAAGCGTCTGCCTAACGTCAATTATTTTGCTCAAGGCGTTTCTATTCCAGCCATTTCTATGAATCCTATTGAGACGCCAACTCCGTTCGCGTATGTACCGCGCCCAGGAGATAGGTTGACATACGAGCCGTTAGCTGTTACATTTAAGGTTGACGAGGATCTAAAGAATTACTTTGAAATTCAGAAATGGCTTGTAGGCCTTGGTCACCCAGACGATCTTGGGCAGACGCGAGATTTATCAAAAGACATTCGTAATAACTCAGTTGGTTTTAGACCAGTCGGTAATGCAACCACATTCGTATCAGACGCAGTTCTTTCGGTATTGACCAGTGCTAAGAATCTAAATATTAATATCTTCTTTTACGACTGCTTCCCAATCTCACTTACAGAACTAGCATTTACGTCTACCAATACGACAATTGATTATCTAGAGGCCACAGCGGTATTCAGATATCGTAAGTATGCGCTAGACGAGTGATAGACTGACCCGGTACAACATCCTTATTATACCTCAGATATAGTCGGTTGTCAATACAAATAATGCATTGACAATGCTCAAACTTAATGGTATTATGTACATATGAAACTTGAAGACATCCTTGAGAACTGGTCAAAAGACGCGCTATATGACGATCTTAACTTAGATCGCGATAGCCTCGCAATTTCTTCCCTTCACGCCAAATATATTCAAATCTTAGCCATTGAAAGGTCGCTTCTGAGATCATGCATGGCTAAGAAAAAAGGTCTGTATAAGGATCTGCGTGAGTATTACCTTGGCACATTAAACAATCCCGATGACCTCGAGCGCATGAGCCGTGAACCTTTTCTTCACAAGGTATTGAAGAATGAGGTGCATAATTATGTGGATTCTGATAGCGAGTTGATGAAGTTAGACAACCGCATCTCTATGCAGGAAGAGAAGGTCGAAACGCTAACCTCAATCATCAAAGCAATTCATCAGCGTGGTTATGATATCAAGTCGGCTATTGAGTGGAGAAAGTTCACAAATGGATTCTGATATCAGATTGCACAAAGTAAATGAAGCTTTTATTAGTGTTGAGTGTGATCCTGGTATTGCAAGGGAACTAGCTGAGCATCTTACGTTTGAAGTGCCTGGTGCTAAGTATAGCCCCGCATTCAAAGCAAAACATTGGGACGGTAAGATCCGTCTATTCAACTCTCGCAACAATCAAATCTACCACGGCCTCTCACGCGAGGTAATGCGTTGGGGGCAAGAGCATGATTACACCGTAGAGTCGGTTGATGGTTTTGACGCAACAGAAGAATTCTCACTGGCTGAAGCTAAAGAATTTGCACAATCACTTTCACTTCCTTTTGAAGCACACGACCACCAATTACGCGCATTTGCTCTCGCTGTTAGAAACAAACGCTGTGTTTTGGTTTCTCCTACTGGCTCTGGTAAATCACTTATCATCTATCTTTTGACGAGGTACTATGACTGCCGTACTCTTATTATTGTGCCAACTATTTCTTTGGTGCACCAGCTGTATTCTGATTTTGCCGACTATGGTTTTGTATCTGATGAGTTCGTTCACCGAATTTTTGGAGGGCAAGATAAACAAACTGATAAACCAATTGTTATCTCAACCTGGCAATCCGTTTACGAAATGGATAAAAGATTTTTCGAATCTTTTGAGTTGATTGTCGGTGACGAAGCACATCTGTTCAAAGCACAGAGCCTTACTAAGATTATGACATCCATGGTCAATACTCAGTATCGGTTTGGTCTCACAGGTACGCTTGATGGCTCACAGGTCAATGAACTAGTCCTTGAGGGTCTTTTTGGTCCAGCAACCAAGATTATATCGTCCCGCGAACTAATGGATCAAGGCACACTTGCTGATTTGAAAATCAAAGTTCTGGTGTTGAATCATCCTGTTGCAGAAGCTAAGAAACTAAAAGGTGGTACATATCAAGATGAAATTGCACACATTATTTCTTTTGAACCTCGCAATAAATTCATTCGTAATCTTGCTGTATCTCTCGGGGGGAATACGCTGATCCTTTATTCATATGTTGAAAAGCATGGTGCTATTCTGTATGATATGATTGGTGAGAAAGCAGGCAATCGCAAGGTGTTTTTCGTTCATGGTGGTGTCGATGGTGAAGAGCGCGAGGCTATTCGTGCTATCGTTGAGAAGGAGAACGATGCTATTATCGTTGCGTCCTACGGCACCTTTAGTACAGGCATAAATATCAAGAACCTACATAATGTCATATTCGCAAGCCCAACTAAAAGCCGCGTTAGAACTATGCAATCGGTCGGGCGTGGCCTGCGCGTATCTGATACCAAAGACAGCATGACACTATTCGATATTGCAGACAATCTTACTATCGGCAACAATAAGAACTTCACATTGAACCACCTTATTGAACGTGTGAAGATGTACAACTCTGAGGGGTTTGCATATGAAATGCACACCATCAAACTAAAGGAGAGTTCCAATGAGCGAAGTGTATTATTTGAAGATGAATAATGGCGATGATGTTCTATGTACCTATGAAGGTGAAGACGAGGATTGCCTATATGTTTGCCAGCCATTCGTCGTTGATGCCACGCCAAATCTTGACACTGGGGTATTGACAACAACCATAATGCGTTGGATTCCATTTGATTCGCTCATGGAAAGCAAAATAACTATTGACAAATGCAACGTAATGGTGTATTCTCAAGTAGAATTAGATATCGCAGAACGCTACCAACGCACCCTTGATATGCTAGAAGAGAAGCGTAAGTATGAAGCGCGCCAAGAAATGATTCGCAATATGGCCGAATCTGCAAATGGCATTAGCTTATCAATCCACTAGGAGTATATTATGACTGAAAAATTAGAGCCGGTCTTCATTACTTATGCCAAACCACCTAAAAAGAAAAAGCATTATGTGAACAATGTGGATTTATTTGATGCATTGGTAATCCATAGAGAGAAAGTGCAAGCTGCTAAGGAAGCTGGTAAAGAGCTACCGCGCATCCCACACTACATCGGCGAAGCTATTATGAAGATTGCTACTCATCTTGCGTACAAGCCAAACTTTTCAAACTACACGTTCCGCGAGGAGATGATTTCAGATGGCATTGAGAATTGTCTGCTGTATCTGAATAACTTTGACCCTGCGAAGTCTAAGAATCCATTCGCATACTTCACACAGATTATTTACTTTGCATTCCTTCGCCGCATTCAGCGAGAGAAGCGTCACCTATATACCAAATATGCAGCAATTGAGCAAGCAAACATCATGGGTGCTACCTCTGAAAATCAAGGTGGTGATAATAAGTCTTATGACACCGATATCAAGTATGGTGAGTGGTCACAGGAACAGATGGAACGCTTTATGAAAGACTTTGAAGAATCAAGCGTTGCTAAGAAAGCTAAGGCGGCTGAAACTAAAGAAGCGAAGTTGAATACACAATGAAGATTGCACTTATCACTGACACCCACTGGGGTGTGCGTAATGACAATTCCGCATTTCTCGACAACAACAAGAAATTCCTAGATGACATTTTCTTTCCGTATCTCGATACTCATGGCATTGACACTGTTATCCATCTCGGTGATTTGGTTGACCGTCGTAAATATCTTAATATCAATACAGCTAAGCGACTACGAGAAGATTTTATTAGACCGCTACACCAAAGAGAAATCCGTCCACACCTCATCATCGGAAATCACGATACCTATTTCAAAAATACGAACTCTGTAAATTCAATCCGAGAAATCTACGGAAATGATTTCTGTATCTATGAGTCCGCTAGAGAGGTAAAAGTTGATGGCGTTCCAATTCTTTTCATTCCATGGATCTGCGATGATAACCGCGATGAAACGCTACAGCTTATCAGCACAACAAACGCTCAAATCTGCATGGGCCATCTCGAGCTTGCAGGTTTTGAAATGTATCGAGGTAGTCCAGTCAGCCATGGAGATGATCGTGATTTGTTTGGTAGGTTCGATATGGTACTTAGCGGTCATTATCATCACAGGTCTTCTGCTGGGAACATTCACTACCTTGGTAGCCATGCTGAGTTTACTTGGAGCGACTACGATGACCCCAAAGGATTCCATATCCTTGATACGGAAACTCGTGAACTGGCGTTTATAGAAAACCCATTCAAAATGTTTCGTAAGATGTGGTACAACGATAAGGATGTTACCACCGAAGCTTTGCTTGACAGAGACTTTTCAAAATACGCGGGCGCGTATGTGAAGCTTATCGTACAAGGTAAAGATAATCCGTTTGCGTTTGATTTGTTTACCACAAAGCTTTATGAAGCCAATCCTATTGAGGTGGTAATCGTTGAAGACCATCGCAACATGGACACCATTGACGAGAATGATCTATTGAACGAGGCCGAAGATACCCTTACGATTTTGTCTAAGTATATTGGCACACTAGAAACAAGCGTTGACACAAAAGAGCTTGACAATCTAATGCATTCTCTATACAATGAAGCAATGAAAATGGAAGTTTGATATGGAATTTGAGCCAAGTGTGATTTACCTTGATCGTGAAGGTAATGAATACCGATATATCTATAAGACTGGTGGCGTAACTGTCTTTGAGAATAACGAAGCGAAACGGTTCGCTCAACATTCTACTGGGCGATACAGATGGGATAATCAAGACCATCCTCGTGATATTATTGGAAAGAAATGATACATTTTACATCCGTTCGTTGGAAGAATTTTCTATCCACTGGCAACGCCTTCACAGAGATTTCGCTAGATGCCAATCCATCAACTCTTATTGTTGGTGAGAATGGTGCTGGCAAATCTACTGTGTTGGATGCATTGTGTTTTTCGTTGTATGGCAAGCCATTCCGTAAGATCAAAAAGGATCAGCTAATCAACTCTGTCAATGGCCGAGATGTTGTCGTTGAGGTAGAGTTTACGGTTGGTGATAAGCAATATCTAATTAGGCGTGGTATCAAGCCAGCTATCTTTGAAATCATAGAGAATGGCAAGCTTCTGGATCAGGAAGCTGCTGCGCGTGATTATCAGGAGATGCTTGAGAAGAATATCTTGCGGCTCACTATGAAGTCGTTCACGCAGGTTGTCATTCTCGGTTCGTCATCGTTCGTACCATTCATGCAGCTATCAACTAACAATCGCCGTGAGGTTATTGAAGACCTGTTGGACATCCGTGTGTTCTCGTCA